CCGCATTCCCCGAGCTGCTTTCCGAACAGCGCGCTATACAGGCACGCAACGCCGCAGAGCGCGCCAGCCGCGATATCGTGCGGCAGCATTTGCGCCGACACAATGCAATCGAGCCGGGACAAACGCTAGACGATATCCCCGACATGCCGATTACTCGGCGGTTTGTCGATGCGGCCAGCGCACCGAAAATTCAAACCACAGCCCCCCGAAGCGTATTTGAATGGGCAGCAGCATGACGCACCGCACCGATACTGTTTTTCTGGCCGCAGACATTGCGCGCTGCGAGCCTTCAAAGCCCTGCGACCGCAAAGAACAGTGCGCCAGGTACAAGGCAATCATCCCGGCGCAAGGGGCGAGCTTGGGCGACTTCACTTCTGGCAACTACATGTGGGCGCCCGTTGTCTGCACGTACTTCACAGCAATCACCAAGCGCACGACCAAGCCGGCAAAGCCGACGATTCACGAAGCGCCGGAGGGTTTGCGATGGCTGCCGCAATAGTCTGCTGCCTGATCCCGATCAGGATCATCAGCGAGGCAAACCAGCGCGAGCACTGGCGCAAGTCAGCCAGCCGCAAAGCCCTGCACCGCAATACCACGCGCTGCATCATGCAAAGCCATTCTCGCCCGTGGACTGACGGCCCAGTGACAATCAAGCTGAGCCGCATCGCCCCGCGTGTGCTTGATAGCGACAACCTGCAGTCAGGTTTCAAGGCTTGCCGCGATGGCGTTGCAGATTGGCTAGGGATTGATGACGGCAGCCCACGCCTGACGTGGGACTATGAACAGCGCAAGGGCAAGCCGGGGGAATACATGGCCGAAGTTTTGGTGACTTGGGAGGCGTGATGGCCCAAGAAAGCACGTACACGCCAGAAGACGGTGAGACTATCTGTGCGGGGCTGGCAGAAGGAAATTCTTTGCTGTCAATCTGTAACGCGATGGGGGTGGCTTACACCACTGCGATGGATTGGGAGAAGTCCGTCCCCGAACACGGCGTTAATTCCGCGCGCGCACGTGAGATTGGTTATCGCGCCATCAGTGAGCAGTGTCTACGAATTGCAGATACTCCGCTGGTCGGTGAGGAGCGCACAACCAAGGCTGACGGCAGTATCGAGGTTAAGGAAGGCGACATGCTGGGCCACCGCAGGTTGCAGATTGATACCCGGCTGCGGCTGCTGGGGAAGTGGGCGCCGAAGGTGTACGGCGACAAAACCACGATTGCCGGCGACCCTGATGCGCCGCTGACCGCCAGCTTGTCCGACGAGCAACTGATGGCGCGCATTGCTGCGCTGAAAGCTAAGGTAGATGGCAACGCGGGCTGAACTGGAAGAGTTGGCCGCGCTGCTGGAAGAGCAAGCCGACAGGCTGAAGGCGAACCGCTACAGGGCGGTGTTCGCCACGCTCTATGGCTGGCAGCTTGAATTCATTGCAGCCACGGCCAGTTACTCGCAATGCTGCCTGATTGCGGCAAACCGCATCGGCAAGACATATACCGGGACTTATGTCGATGCGGTTCACGCGCTGGGCGAATATCCCGAAGATTGGCCCGGCCACAAATTTAGCCATGCCCCGCTGATTTGGTGCTTGGGGTATTCCGGTGAGAAAACTCGCGACCTGTTGCAGGCGCCGCTAGTTGGGCGAAAGATTGGTGACAAGTTCGAGGGCGGCCTGATCCCGGCCGACCGGATCATTGGCTATGAGTCAATGACCGGCACGCCCAATGCAGTGCGCACACTGCTGGTCAAGCACAAGTCAGGCGACACGACACGCATCCAGTTTTGGAGCTACAGCCAAGGCCAGCATGCGCTGATGGGTGACGCGGTTGACTGGTTCCACGTTGACGAAGAGCCACGCGATCCGGACATTTACCCACAGGTTCTGGTTCGCACGGCCAGCGGAGACAAAGGCAAAGGCGGGCGCGGTATTTTGACGTTCACACCTGAGAATGGCCGCACTGACCTTGTGATTCAATTCATGGATACGCCTAGCCGGGCGCAGTTCTGCATGCAAAAAGGCTGGGACGATGCGCCGCATTTGTCCGAGCGTGTCAAGGAAGACTTGTTAGCCAGTTTCCCGGCGCATCAGAGAGCAATGCGTACCAAAGGCGTGCCGATGCTTGGGCATGGCCGAATCTATGACATTGCTGAAGACGACGTTACTTGCGCATCGTTCCCGATTCCGGCCCATTTCCGCGTGATCAATGGCATGGATTTCGGATGGGATCACCCGCAGGCTCAGGTGCAGCTTGCAATTGATCCGGACAACGAAACGTTTTACGTCGTGCGCTCATGGAAGAAACGGCATGTGCTGGCTGATGTGGCCTGGGGCGCAGTAAAGGCCTGGGCTGCTGGTGTTCCGACCGCTTGGCCGGCTGATGGTTTGCAAACCGAGAAGGGCAGCGGCAAGCAACAGAAACAGTATTACGCCGAGGCCGGGTTTAAGATGCTGCCGAACCATGCGACATGGCCTGATGGTTCAAATGGCGTCGAGGCTGGGTTATTTGAAATCCGCGACCTGATGCTGAAAGGGAAATGGAAGTTTTTTCCCGGGCAGCGTGATGCGCTCGATGAGTTTCTGCAATACCACCGGGACGACAAAGGGCATATCGCCAAGACCGGCGAAGACATCATGGACGCGATGCGCTACGCCTACATGATGCGCCGGCTGGCTGTTGCGTTTGGAACAGTTGGTAAGCCCAAGGTTTTGGCTGAGCCGCTGCCGATATCCTCGCCCTGGCGCCGATGAAGTGGCTTAGAACGCCTGCGCTGCCTACAATCGCGGCATTCGACCGCCTGCCGGTCCGCTGAGTACATGAGCCGCCAGCCGCTCAACAAACCCACAGGGTGAGTGATGGCACGTCCTACCAAGGCTCAGCGACTTTCAGAAATCCACAGCGCGGCAATGCGTGAGTTTGAGCGCGTGCAGTCTGCGCTGCGCGAGGAGCGACTGCAGTGCGTTCAAGACCGGCGTTTCTACACCGTAGCCGGCGCTCAGTGGGAAGGCCCGCTTGCTGAACAGTGGGACGCCCGGCCGAAGTTCGAGTTCAATCAGGTACACCTGGCGCTGATCCGAATCTTCAACGAGTACCGCAACAACCGCATCACGGTTGATTTCCAGGCCAAGGATGGCGCGCAGGACGATGACTTGGCTGATGCTTGCGATGGCCTGTATCGTGCTGATGAGCAGGTTTGCAGCGCCAACGAGGCTTACGACAATGCTTTTGAAGAGGCTGTCGGCGGTGGCTATGGCGCTTGGCGTTTGCGCGCGGTCCCCGAGGACGAAGAGGACGAGGACAACGAGCGGCAGCGCATCGCTATCGAACCGATCTATGACGCAGATTCGTGCGTGTTCTTTGACCTCGGCGCCAAGCGGCAGGACAAGAGCGACGCCACACGATGCTGGGTGCTGACGCCTTATGTGCTTGAGGATTACACCGAGCGCTTCGGTGATGACCCGGCAACATGGCCGAAAGGAATCTTTCAGCACGAGTTTGACTGGTGCACACCGAACTTCGTGTGGGTGGCCGAGTACTACGTGATTGAGGATGCGCCTGAGGTCGTGCACTACTACCGCGGTGCGGTCGAAGGCATGGAGGACATGGAGATCACGGGCTCACAGCTTGAGTCCGACCCAGACCTTGCCGATGAACTGGCTGCGACTGGCTTTCGTGAAGTGCGCCAGAAGACCCTGAAGCGCAAGCGCGTGCACAAGTACTTGATGAGCGGCGGCGGCATCCTTGAAGACTGCGGCTTGATCGCCGGCCGGCATATCCCGATTGTCCCGGTGTATGGCAAGCGCTGGGTTGTCGATGGCATCGAGCGGTGCATGGGTCATGTGCGCCTGGCGAAGGATGCCCAGCGGCTTGTTAACAGCCTCATGTCATGGTTGGCCGACATCGCATCGCGGTTCGACGCCGAGAAGCCCATTCTCACGCCCGAGCAGATCGCCGGGCACGCGACGATGTGGGCAGAGGACAACATCAAGCGCTACCCGTACCTGCTGATTAACCCGAGCACTGATGCCAATGGGACAGTGACGGCACAGGCCCCAGCCGCGTACACCAAAGCGCCCAGCGTACCGCCTGCGATGGCTGCGCTGATGGGCTTTGCGCAACAGGCGCTGCAAGACCTGCTTGGTGCGCAACAAGCCGGTGAGCAACTGCAGCCGAACCAGAGCGGTAAGGCTGTGGAGCTGGTCCAGCAGCGCTTGGACATGCAGGTTTTCATCTACATGTCGAACATGGCAAAAGCCATGAAGCGCTGCGGTGAAATCTGGCTGTCGATGAAGCGTGATATTGCTGTTGAGGAAGAGCGGCCGACCAAGACGGTGGGTGCTGATGGAAATTCTGGTCAGGTGGTGTTGAACCAGCCCGGCTGGGATTCTGAGAAAGGCACCGAGGTTCTGCGGCTGGACATCAGCAAAGCCAATCACGATGTGGTGGTTGATGTCGGCCCGTCGTCCACTTCACAGCGCAGTGCAGTCACCCGGGCGCTGACCGGTATTGCCTCAATCGTCACCGACCCGCAGACGCAGCAGGCATTGATCCTGAGCGTGATTTCCAACCTTGAGGGCGAAGGTCTGAAACCGCTGCGGGAATGGGCGCACACGCAATGCGTCAAGATGGGCATCATCAAACCGACTGACGAAGAGGCGCAGGAAATGGCGCAGGCTCAGCAAAATCAGGCACCAGACCCGCAAGCTGAATACCTCAAGGCATCGGCGGCAGAGGCAAACGCACGGGCTGGCACTGCGCAGGCAGACCAGGTTCTCAAGCGCGCCCAAGCTGAAAAAGCGATGGCTGATGCGACTGCAACAGCAGCCGGCGTTGCACAAACTGACCGGCAGCAGGCTATGGATGCGTTGCAAATGCTTTACTCATCCATCAGCCCAAGCCAGCAGGGCGGCATTTAAAGCATTTGCTTGACGTGCCAGATGAATTATGATTGCGTCTGCCGCAACCTCCGCGAGATACCCAATGCCGACTGAAGTCATCGACGCCGCTGAAAATACCGAAGACCCGAACGCCGGCAATGTTGCCGACGAATCGGCTGTTGATGCGTCTGCGGATGCTGCGCAAGATGGCCAGGTTGCCGATGATGGCGTTGATGTCGCTGAACCCGATGCGCTGATCGTCACCATCGGCGATGAGCAGCCGGCCGAGGAAGACGAGCGTACCGCGCCGAGTTGGGTGAAGGAGCTGCGCAAGAGCGACCGGGAGAAGACCCGGCGCATCCGTGAGCTTGAATCGCGGCTGCATCAGGCTGTACCGGCGCAGCAGGCTGTTGTCGCTGGCCCGCGCCCAACGCTGAAGGACTTCGACTACGACGAGGACAAGTTTTCGGCTGAGCTTGACGCTTGGCACAGCCGCAAGTCGGCGGCCGACGAGCAGGTGCGAGAAGCCCAGCGCGCACAGCAGGCGCAAGCTGAAGACTGGCAAAAGCGGGTCAACAACTACCGCGCACAAGCTGCCGCCCTGAAGGTGCCGAACTTCGAGGCCGCCGAGGAAGTGGTGCGCGACACGCTGAGCATCACTCAGCAGGGGCTGATCGTCCGCGCATGCAAACAGCCGGCTTTGATGGTTGCAGCACTCGGCAACAACACCCGCCGCGCCCGTGAACTGGCGGAGATCACTGACCCGGTTGAGTTTGTCGCCGAACTGATCCGCACGGAGACTCAATTGAAGACCCAAGCACGCAAGCCGGCGACTGCGCCAGAGAAGCAAATGCCACGCAGCAGCATGTCAGGCGCTGCCGCAGTGGACAATCAGCTTGCCAAGCTGCAAGAGCAAGCATCAAAGACCGGCGACAGAACGCAAGTTGTCCGGTACTTGCAGGGCAAGCGGTCGGCCTAACGACAGCGGCTGGCGCACCTTACGCGCCACAGGGATCGCACACCTAACGTGCAGTGACAGTGGCCGCCATCCGGCCCTAAGCGGATGAGTCAAGCACCCAGCGCAAGCTGACCTTTACTCATTCTTTTTAGGAGCGCCGATCATGGCCACCGCTTTCACTCAGCAAGAAACCGTTCTCTTCGACAAACTCATGGCCGGCTTCGATGACGGCCTGGTCGTTGCCAAACAAGTCACCGTCACCAACCTGGACCCGGTGCTTCTGGAGCGCTCGCAAGGCACCCAGTTTTGGCGCCCGCAGCCGTACGTCAGCACCACCATTGACGGCGCGGCTGGCACCGACATTTCGGCCAATTTCACCGACCTGACGCAACTGTCTGTGCCGCTGGGCCTGGGCTACAACAAGGCCGTGCCGTGGCAGATGACCGGCAATGACCTGAATGACCCGATGCAGCGCGAGCGCAAGTACGCCAGCGCGATGCAGGCCTTGGCAACGCAGATCAACATTTCCTGTGCCAACGTCGCCAGCCTGTACGGCTCGCTGGTCATCAAGCGCACTGTGGCTGCATCTGGCTTCGATGACCTGGCCGCCGCCGACTCGGTGATGCTAGAACAAGGCCTGGTTGGCGACTCGCTGCGCCGCGTTGCGATCCTGCATGCCCGCGACTACAACAGCATGGCAAGCGCTCTGGCAAAGCCGCAGACCAGCGCGAACAGCAAGGTCAATCCGGCCTACGAAAAGGGCTTCGTCGGCAACGTGTCGGGCTTCGACACCTACAAGGCTGACTACACCTACAGCCTGGCCGCCAAGACTGCTGTAACCGTGACTGTCAACGGTGCGAACCAGTACTTCACGCCCAAGGCCGTGAGCACTGCCAGTTCCGGCGAACAGCAGAACGTGGACAACCGCTTCCAAGTGCTGCCGATCACGGTGACGTCCAGCACGGTCAAGGTTGGCGATGCATTCACGATTGCGGGCGTCAATGCGGTGCACCACATCACCAAGCAGGACACCGGCCAGCCGAAGACGTTTCGGATCACTGCCATCGTGACCGGCGCGGGCGGCACCGGCACCGTGCAGATCACCCCGCCGATCATCTCTGCCGGTGGTGCGACGCAGGCTGAGAAGGAGTATCAGAACGTCACCGCAACGCCCGCCAACGGCGCTGCGATCACGTTCTTGAACACCGTTACCGGCAACGTTGCGCCCTTCTTTGACACCCGCGCCATCGAGCTGCTGCCTGGGCGTCAAGGTCTGGACGAATCGATGATGAGCGCTGGTGCGACGGCCATGCGTGCTTCGACGGAGCTTGGCATCGAAGTGGTGCTCTACAAGTTCTTCGACATCAACAAAAAGACGTTCAAGTACCGTGCTGATGCGCGTTGGGGTGTGGGTTGCACCAATACCGAGATGGCCGGGTCAGTACTTTTTTCGCAGACTTGAATTTGAATGGGCCGGCCTTCGGGCTGGCCCTTTTCAATCACGCAAAGGACAAGCATGGAAGACTTCCCCCAAGCCCTCTACCGCCAGCCAGGCCGAGACGTGCAAACCGACTCTGGCTGGTGCGCCTACAAGACTGCCGACAACGCCGAAGACCTGGCAGCAGCGCTGGCCGATGGTTGGCATGCAACCTCGCCGGCTGCAGCTGATGCATTCGCTGCATCGCTGTTGCCTGCAGCCCCGCCCCCGATCCCTGATGACACGGCCCCGCCGACCCGCAGCGAGCTGGAACGCAAAGCCGAAGAACTGGGCATCAAGGTCGATGGCCGCTGGTCTGACAAGAAGCTGTCTGACACCATCACCGCCGCACTGGAAGACTGATGGCCTGGACCAAAGCGCAATTGGTGGCTGATGCATTCGGCGAGATTGCGCTTGCAGGCCATGTGTTTGACATTGACCCGGATGAGCAGCAATCAGCGCTTCGCCGGATGGAGATGATGCTTGCGAATTGGGAAGGCCGGGGCATTACGCTTGGCTACTCGTTCGCTGGTGATGCTGCGGCCATTGATGCCGATGTTGATTCCGGCTTGCCAATGTCGGCGGTCGAAACTGTCGTCATCAACACAGCCAAGCGCATTGCCGCTGGCTACGGCAAGGCGTTGAATGCACAGCAGATGCAGGACGCCCGCGACTCGTTCACTGTGCTTCTCAAAGCCGCCGCGTTCCCACCTGAAATGCAACTGCCGGCGATCATGCCGCGTGGTGCTGGCACGAAGCCGTGGCGCGCTTCTCGGCCGTTTGTGAACGTGCCCAACACATCACCGCTTGCCGTCAATGATGGCGGCGATCTTGACATTCTCAGGGGCTGACATGGCATCCATCGACCGGCTGAACCAGTCTGCCATTGCGGCAGCTGATGCGCTGCCGTTTTACTCGGCGTCTGATGGCGCTGACCGGCGCACGTCTGTGTCGCAGTTGGCAACGGCTTTGGCGCCACTGATCCAATCAACGACAACCTACATCACGCAGTACTCGACCCCGGCAGAAGGGTTCAACGTTGGCGTTTACCCATTGACTGTTGGCGGCTCTGTCTTCCTGCTGCTGACGCCGCTGGCATCTATTGCGGCTGGCGCAATCACCCTGCCGATTTTGTCTTCGGCAAGTCATGGGCAAGAAGTCTCTGCCCACAGCACGCAATCGGTAAGCGCACTCACCGTGCTGCCGAATGGGGCTGGCATCAGTGGGGCGCCAATTTCTCTTGCTGCTGGTGGTTTTTTCAAACTTCGTTTTGATGCCATCAACCGTTTTTGGTATCGCATCGCCTAAAGGGCCGAACATGAGCACCGGAACACCATTCCAGCCCCGACGCGGTGGCAATCAAAAGGTCACAGCGACCACGACAAGCCAGATCATCACCATCGGCAAGGGCGAGAAATCTCTGCGGGTGCTGAACGCTGGCGCAGTTGTCGGCTACTTCGTGAGCTATGAGCTTGCCAAAGGCGCCATCGTTTGCGATGTGACGCAGATGCCTGTCGGGCCTGCTGGTGCAGCGTCTTCGACCGTGGTGATCGAGAAGCCGCAAGATCATGACACGGTTGCGTTCTTGGCTGACTCGACAACCTCAGTGATGCACTTTCAACCGGGCGAAGGCGGCTAACGCCAAGAAGGAACCACATCATGTCCATGACCGACGCAACCACCCTCCGCACTGCCATTGCCCAAGCCCGCGTCACGGCATTGGGTGGCAGTGCAACCTGCAAGCTCTACAACGGCACCAAGCCGGCCAGTTTGGGCACGCCAGGCGGCACGCTGCTGGCAACGCTCACGTTTGGCGCCACTGCCGTGACCGATGCCAATGGCGGCACGGCCGGCAGCGTAACAGCTGGCGTGCTGACTCTCGGCGGCATCACGCAGACCAACACCAGCCACGTCGCCGGCACGCCAACGTTTGCGCGTTTCAGCACCAGCGGCGGGACGGCTTTGATGGACATTGACATCGGCAGCGGCGCGGGCAACCTGCAGTTCACCGGCGCGGTTGCCAACGGGCAGAACGTCACGGCAACCGGCCTGACCATCACTGCCGGCAACCCGTAATGGTCACACCCACCGCCGTCAGCTACAGCGCCCCCAGCGACTCGCCGGTGGTGGGTGGGCGTTTCCGTGGCGGGGCGATTTCGGGGGCGGTACTGGCGGGGGATGCTGTTGCTGCGGGGGCCTTCTCTGTCGTCAGTAATCCTGTCGGACCTGTGACGCTGGCCGCTGATGGCATTTGGACGTGGTTCACTGACCCGCGTGCTGTTGAGCGCAACGGCGCCGTGTATTTCATGGCTGTCAACAGCGCCGGCACTGCGTTCATCTACAAGTATGTGATCTCCACGCGGGTCACGACCAGCTTCCAGCTTTCCACAACGGGCCTTGAAGTTGATGACCACGACAACGGCTCATTGATTTTCAAGCCTGACGGCAGAATTGTGGCGTTCTACGGGTCGCACAACGACTCGGTATTTCGCTACCGTGTCAGCACCAACCCTGAAGACATCAGCGCATGGGGAACTGAACTGCAGCGCGGTAGTGGCCAGGGCAGCTACAGCTACCCCAACCCGTACCAATTCAGCCAGGACACATCGAAGTTCTACTTCTTCAATCGCCGGTGGCTGGCTGGGGATGGGGTCACACGGAACCTGTCCTATCGAACCACGACTGCAATCGCGGATGGCTCTGACCCGTGGTCAGCCTACGTTGACGTGCTGCAGAACACCGGACAGCGCCCTTATTGGCACCTCGCCAGCGACGGCGTGAAACGGCTGCACGTCTTCAATACCACTGCCCACCCAGCAGAGAGCAGCGTCAACAGCCTGTACCACTTCTACATGGAGCTGGATGGCGGGAACGTGCCGCGCTTTTTCAAGTCTGACGGAACTTCAATTTCTGTGACCTTGCCCATGGGCCTGTCGGACATCACGCAGATATACGACGGGACGACAGTCAAGTGTTGGGTCAGCGACGCTGCGATTGATTCGTCAGGCCGCCCGCGTGTGCTCTGGATGCGCTACCCCGGCAACGATGGTTCAGCCATCGAATACTGGCACTCAGCATGGTCTGGCAGTGCTTGGATCAGCACCAAAGTCACCGATGACGGTGCCGGGCTATACGCCCCCGAAGTGTTCTATCACGGCGGCCTGTGCTTTGACTCAATCGATCCGTCGCACATCTACCTCTCTGCCCCAATCAGCGGCGTGCGTCAAATTCAGGAATGGTCAACGCCAAACGTTAACGGCACATCGTGGTCGAAGGTGCGCGACATCACCACTAGCGGGGCAGCAGGAAACCCGTTCAAGCTGCGCCCGTACTCGCCACGCAATCGCTCCGTAGGGCCGCCGGTGCTGTGGGTCGAGGGCGCGTACACCAGTTACATCAACTACAACACTGCAGTGAAGGCGTCGTACTGAAATGTCGATTTCATTCAACGGCACCACTAGCAAACTGTCGGGGGCGATGCAAATTGCCACCGGCTACCCAGTCTCCATTTTTTGCTGGATCAAACCGACTTCCGCCGGCACTGGCGGCATGGCTGTTGGCACCGGCAAAAGCGGCGGGGCGCAAGAGAATGCGGTCTATCACGACGGTGCTGCAACCAAGATCAAAGCGTTCACGAACGATGGCGGCAGCACCAATGCCGCCAGCACCACCAACGCGCAGACCACTTGGCAGCCAGCCCTGGCCGTGTTTGTCAGCACAGGTAGCGGTGGCCGAACGATCTATTACGCTGGCGGTGCGGCAGTCAACGACCCGACCCCCGCAAACGGCTTTTCTGTTGCCCATGACATTTTCCGCGTTGGCGTTCGAGCCATCTCGGACACGTTGTTTTTCACGGGCGACATCGCAGAAGTCGCCGTCTGGAACAGCGTCCTTACGCAAAGTGATTTCAATTCGCTCGCGGCTGGTGCAGTGCCCAACACGGTGGCGACTGGCTCGCTGGTTGAATACTGGTCTCTGACCACGCAGGGGGCAACGCAGACGGGCCAGAACGGCCGGGTGTTGACGGCCACATCAACCTCACAAGGCGCAACCCACCCGATCACCGGCCCGGCAACTGTGTTTGGCAATGTGACTGCTGATGATGCTGTCGCAGCTGGCAGCTTCATCTCAGTCGTTCCTGGCACGTTGTCCGGTAACATCACTGCCGACAATGCGGTGGCCGCCGGCATCCTGGGCCAACTGCCCGGCGTGCTCACCACCCCGCCGCTCAAGAACAACACCGGCACGCTGCTGGCAAGCGTCACTGGCGTCGCGGTCAATGTCTACAGCGCCAGCACCGGCCTGTTCGTCACGCGCCAAACGGGCCTGACAAGCAACAGCAGCGGCATCGTGACGATCACCGACGCCTCCCTGACGCCCGGCACCAGCTATGCCTACGAAGTTGATCTGAGCGCTGCCGGCCTCGGCCGCCGTCTGCCTGTTGGAGTGGCTGCATGAGCATGAGCCTGCGCATCGACACTGCCGAGCTGATCGCCGGTGCGCTGGTCATCGGCGATACCGGCCTGGGCGTGCGCGGCGACTCGATCCCGGCAACTGGTGAGCATGGGCCGAGCTTTCTGTACCCTAGCCTCAGCTTGCCGGCTGATGCTGCTGTCGAGGTGCGGGGGCTGATCGTTGCGCCTCCTTCTGCCGGCGCACTATTTGCGTACGAAAATGGCAGTTTTACATTTTCAGGGGCGCCAGATGGTTCATACACTTTCACATTCCGTGTTTTTTCTGATGGTGTGGATCGTGGTACAGCAGTCGCTTCAATGCGGATTGGCGCGAGCTACGATCAAACTCCAACACCAAACATCGGCCCGAAAATTGGTGTTGCAAGTAACGGATTGATCTACCAACTGTCGATTGACAACAGCGGGGTTCCTGCATATGCCACGCTTCAGGGGGGGAGTGCTGAACCGATCAAGCCAGCACCAGGGCAGTTTTTGAACAGGGCAATTTTGCCAAATGGCACAATTCTGGTGATTATCTAACCATGCTCAATAGCTACCCGCCACGCGCAGAATCCGAGCCAATGCCCCGATGAAAGTCCCGATCCTCTCTGGCATCACGTCTGACCAGTCGGCAGACCTGCGCACTAGCTATCCCCGCAACCTGATCCCTGTGCCAAAAAGCCAAGGGGCCAGCGATGGGTATCTGAGGCCGGCTGATGGGATCATTTTGCAGGGGTCGGCGCCGGGGGTTAGCAGGGGGTCGATAAACTGGAACGGCACGCTGTATCGCGTGCTTGGCACCAGCTTGTGCAGCGTGTCAAGCGCTGGAACGGTGGCTGTGCTGGGCGATGTTGGCGCAGGAGGCCAATGCTCGCTTGACTACAGCTTCGACCGGCTTGGCGTTTGCAGCGGCGGCCGGCTGTACTACTGGAACGGCACAACGCTGACGCAAGTCACCGATCCTGACCTTGGCGTCGTGCTTGATCTGCGCTGGGTCAACGGCTATTGGCTGACGACTGACGGCACGGCATCGGTGGTCACTGACCTGACCGATCCGGCCAGCGTCAACCCGCTGCACTATGGCTCGGCTGAGTCTGACCCTGACCCGATCAAGGCAGTGGATCAATACCATAACGAGGTATATTTACTCGGCCGGCACACGATACAGGTGAGCCAAAACGTCGGCGGTGATGGCTACCCGTTTCAAGACGTGCCCGGCGCGCAGATCAACAAGGGCATTGTCGGCACCTACGCCTACAGCGATTTCGGCAACTCGTTCGCGTTTGTCGGCAGTGGCCGCAATGAAGCGCCTGGTGTCTACATGGCAGTGCCTGGCGATACGCAGACCATCAGCACGCGGGAGATTGAGCAGATCCTTGGCAGCTACACCGAAGCGCAGCTATCAGCAATCGTTGTCGAATCACGCCGGGAAAAGTCGCATGAGCACCTTTATGTGCATCTGCCCGACAAAACGCTGGTCTACGATGGCCCGGCCACGCAAGCAGTTGGCGAACCAGTCTGGTTCACGCTCGATAGCGGCCTGCTGAATCAAACGCAGTACCTCGCCCGCGATATGGTGTGGTGCTATGACCGTTGGAACGTGGCTGACCCGGCATCGGGGCGCGTTGGCTACTTCAGCGCCGCCACCGCGCACCATTGGGGCATCACCATCGGTTGGCAGTTCGGGACAACGATCCTGTACGCAGACGGCAATGATGCGCTGCTGCATGAGGTGGAGCTGGTCACAATCCCTGGGCGGGCAGCGCTCGGTGCCAATCCCACTGTCTGGACCTCCTACAGCCTTGACGGTGTGGTGTGGAGCCAAGAGCAGCCCAAGGCAGCAGGCAAGCAAGGGCAGACCACAAAGCGGCTTGCATGGCGTAGGCAGGGGCGTATCAGAAACATCAGGCTGCAGCGCTTCCGCGGTACGTCTGATGCCATGCTTTCGATGCTGCGCCTTGAAGTGGCGATTGAGCCGCTGATGACTCGGCCGGGGGCTGGCAATGGTCAGTAGCACAACGCAGCGCATCACCCGCGACCAGCTTGCGCAACTGTTCGGCGGCAATACCCGCGCTATCCGGTTGTTTGAAACGCTGGTTCAGGATGTTTCCCAAACGCTGCCGGCTGCGATTGATGAGGTTCAACTGTCCACGCTGTTCAGCTTGCACGGTGCTGATGGATCAAAGGCGGCCGCTACCCATGCATCAATGGTGGCGATGGATGTTCAGACTTTGCTTGACGCATGCCGGCGGCAAGCGGCTGACATCAATACACTACGCGGCGAGGTCGAATTACTGCGCACGGAACTGCATGACGCCCGCGCTCGGCTAAATAGCGCAGTATCTCGTGCCCAGGCCGATGCCTTGCAGGCCATTACCCTATCAATCGGAGTCTGAAACATGGCCTTGACCGTCACCCAGCTGTTCGGCCCAATCCAACTTGCGGCGTCTGTTGCCGTGCTCTACACCATGCCGACCAGCCCGGCAACGTCAGTGCTCAAGAACGGACGGGTGCGCTTAACCAACACCAGCATGCTTGCCGTGCCGGTGACGATGCATGCAGCCCCGTCAGCAACGGCCAGCAGCGCCGCAAACTGCTGCTTGAGCACTGTCAGCATTCCGGCCGGTGGTTATCTTGATGTTGACATTCCGACATTGATTGCCGGCGATACTCTGCGGGGCTTTGCCGGCACGGCCAGCGTCGTTACCATGCATGAATTGGGCGGCGTGATTTACTCGTAAGCCGGGTGCGGGTGTGACCGCCTACAATTCACACGTCCGGCCAGTCTTGGCCTGCTGAGTAGATCGAGCGCCAGCAGCTCACGAAAACCCGATAGGGGATACCGTGATTCTTGGCGCCAACGAACACCAGCACGCCGCCCGTGACGAATGGGCTTGCCATGCCCTATAGCCTTTATCCGGATTCCCCGAATTGGACCGGTGGACTTGGGGGCAGCGGCATTGAAGAGGCCGACCCCAAGAATCAGATCGGCATGCTTGCCATGCAGGGGGCTTTCCAAAGGCTGGGGTACAACGGCCCGCAGATGGTCACTGTGCCTGACAGTTACGACACATCACATCAAGAGCCTGCGCCTGAACTGCTGGACTGGCTTACAAAAAATCAGTATTCGATCAGCCCGGAGTTTGCCGGTAGTGGTGGCACGGCTCGGATTCTTGACAATGGCGGCAACGTTGTCGGCCAAAACCAATACAGCATGGGCGGCGGCCTGTTTGACTACTTGCCTGCCATCGGTAGCGCTGCAGTCGGCGCCGCTGGCCTTGGCGCTTTTGGTGGCCTTGGTGCTGCCGCTGATACTGCCGCCCTGGCCGGCAGCCAGATCGGTGCGCTTGGTGGCGAGACGGCGGCCGGGCTTGGCGGGTCTGGTGCCGTCGCTGGCGGGTCTGGCCTGACACTGCCGGGCGCTGCGGCTGCTGGTGGCGGTACGGCAGGCGGCACAGCGGCAGGTCTTGGTGGCTCACTCGCTGGCGCTGCTGGCACCGCAGCAGGCGCAACCAGCCCAAGTTGGATCAGCAGCCTGTTGCCGGCAGCAGGATCACTCATCACCTCGCTTGCCGGCGCTGGCGCACAACGCACGGCGTCCAACACGGCTGCCGATGCAACCACGGCAGCAGCCAATGCCGGCATCAACCAGCAGCAAGCCCAGTTCGCCGCCATCCAGAAGCTGTTGCAGCCATACGTGCAGGCAGGCACTGGCGCGCTGACTGCTCAAGGCAACTTGGCTGGCATCAATGGCAACGATGCGCAGGCTCAGGCCATCCAAGCGCTGCAAGCGTCGCCGCTGTTCACAAGCGCGCAGAAGCTGGGTGAGAACCGCATTCTTGCCAATGCTTCAGCCACGGGCGGATTGCGTGGCGGCAACGTGCAGGCAGCGCTGGCGCAGTTCAACCCGCAGCTTCTCTCATCCACCATCAATGACCAGTACAGCCGCTTGGGCGGCTTGGCGTCGAACGGGCAGAACGCTGCAGCCGGCGTTGGCAATGCAGGCCTGAGCACTGGCAACAACGTTTCTACGTTGCTCGGCCAGATCGGTAGTTCGCAGGCTGGGCAAGCGCTGGCAAATGGCCGGGCTGATGTCTCAAACATCGGCGGCATTGGCTCAGCGTTGGGCCAATTCCTGGGCAACGGCGGCCTGAATCTCGTCAAGGGGCTGTTCTGATGCCTGCACCGATAGATTTCACCATCCCCGGCTCTGCGGCGCTGCCTGATCCGTCTCAGGCGTTCATGCAGGGCATGAGCCAAGGCGTGGGGCTGCAGCAGTTGCAAATGCAGCAGGCTCAGCAACAAGCGGCGATTGCTCAGCAGCAGCAGCAGCAGCAAGTGTTGGCGGCGCTGATGCGCAACCCGGCGCCGAATGGCGATGACTATGCCCGCGCCAGTCTGGCTATCCCCGGCATGCGTGAGCATTTTGCGCAGGCCTGGAAGATACAGAACGAGGATCAGCAGCAGGCCAATCTGTCGCACATCAGCAGCGTTTACAGCGCGCTTGCAAATGGTCAACCCGAAGCAGCAGGGGCTGTGTTGGATCAGCGTGCTGCGGCGCTCAAGAACTCCGGGCAGGTCCAGCAGGCGCAAGAAGCCAAAGACATGGCGCAGATGGTGCGTGACCATCCTGAGTTTGCTCGGTCTGTCATCGGCATGAAACTGGCTGCAGCACCTGGCGGGGACAAGGTTTTTGCCAACCTGGCAAGCATGGGCGCAGAAAGCCGGGCCTCGGCCAAAGCCCCGGCAGAACTGCGCACAGCAAATTCTGAAGCATTGTCCAAAGAAACTGCGGCAAGGGTTGCAGCGACGACTGCCGATGCAGAAATCCGCAACAAGGAGCTGAAGAACGCTGAGCTGCAAAGCCAGATCAATGAGCGCGCAGATCGCCTTGGCCTGGACCGCGACAAGTTCGAGACGGATGCAAAAATCCGCATGACCGAACTGACGCAGAAGTTTGGTGAGCTGCCGGCATCTGCGCAGACGCTGGTGAATGAGGGGGCACTGACGGCGATATCGTCAGAGCAGCAGGTAACGCAGTATCAGGACTTGGCTGGCCGCGTGGATCAACTCGGCGGCAGTTGGGGCGCGGGATCGAGCGCACATGAGTGGATCAAGCGCTCACTTGGCAGTGAAGATGCGGTCAGCGCGTTGAAGCGTGAATACACACGGATGGCATCGCAAGGTGTCATCAAACTGCTGCCGCCTGGGCCGGCATCCGACAAAGACATCGCCAACGCGAAAGAAGGCATCCCGAACGCCAACGCATCGCCCGAAGTCGTGGCATCGTATCTGCGCGGCATGGCAAAGCTGTCGGCCTACGATGCTGTTCTGAGCGGGGCAAAGTCTGAGTGGGCAGGCAACGTCAAGAGCTTGAACCGAGCGCCCAAAGACATCGAAGTCGATGGAATCAAGGTTCCGGCCGGCACAACGTTCCAAGAGTTTGCCCGGGGCTACATGGCGAAGAAGGCCGATGCACTCACTGCTGCGGCGGAACTCAAAAGCCGGCCATACATGCGCTATGCCAATCCGTCGCAAGTGCAGACCCCTGCCACTGCGTTCGTACCTGTCCCCGGGACTGACTGATGGCCGCGCCTAAGAGCTACAAAGACCCATTCTGGGTTGACCTTGCCGGCAGCACAGAGCAGCGCCTTGGCCTGCCTGATGGCCTGCTTGTTGCCGTGCTGACGAAGGGCGAGCGGAGCAACGCCGATCAGGTCAGTAGCGCCGGGGCTCGCACGCCGTTTCAGATCATCCCGGCGACTGCAAAGGCCGCAATCAAGAAGTACGGCATTGATCCATATCTGTCGCCTGAGAACGCTGCAGAGGTTGCCGGCCGACTGCTGCAGGACTCTCTCAAGCGCAACCAAGGCGACGCAGCGGCAGCCGTTGGCGAGTACATCGGCGGCACTGACCGTAGCGCATGGGGGCCGCAGACTCGCGCCTACATCAAGCGCGTGATTGGCGATGACACGGCTCAGTCGTTCGCAGTACCGCAGCAATCAACGCCGATTGCGCTGCCAATCCCTGCAGACTTCAAAACCCCAGGGTCAAGCACGTTTGATCGGCTGATGGAGACGATGGGCAAGCCGGCTGAATCCGCGATTGCCAACATCACCAAGGCATACCAAGCCGGACAGATGGCGCCTGATGAGGCCGCACAGTTTGAGTCCGATGTGAAGTCGGGCCGGATCATGCTGCCGCGTGGTGCATCGCTCAAATTGTCGGGGCCATCAGCAGCAGGCACGTTGCCTGCCGGTGTGCTGCAAGCCTACAGCGATGGGCGCATGTCTGCGGCTGATAAGTTGCAACTCGAAGGCGATGTTCGCTCAGGCCGGGTGACGTTGCCGACCGGGATTGAACTTGGCGGCGGTGTGGCTCGTGCTGCGATTCCAGGGGGATCATCCAATGTTCCGCCAGCGCCACAGCTTGAGCCTGGGCTAGTGGATAAGGCTATCGGCACCGGAGAGGCCGCGCTGAATGCCATCAGCGGTGCAACAACTGGCGCTGTAGGTATGGCTGGCGGCCTCGTTGCCGGCTTGGCAAAGCGCGCAGCCAATGGCGACCTGCTGAACCCCAATGCGCCAGACTTGCCAGCGCAATATGCGCAACAGGCATCTGAGGCCGCGACCTATGCGCCGCGCACGCAATCGGGCCAAGACCGGGCGGCTGCACTCGGCGGCGCGATGCAGAACCTCATTCCGCTGGCTGGCATTGCCGGGATGATGCCGCCTGGCGCAGTTGCTCCTGCTGGCGCATTGGCACGCACTGGTGCCGCTGCTGTGCTGGATAAGGCCGCGACTGCCGTCCCCGCCGCCCTGCGCGAAGTGCCCGGCAAAGTGGCAAGCATGATGCCCGGCGCTGCGATCGAGAAGTCATCGGCCGGCACGATGGGCAGTGCTGGTGCAGCCGCTGCCGACATGGCTGCACAGCGCATCGCAACGGCTGAAAGCCTGCCGGTGCCGATGCGGTTGACCAAGGGTGAGGCCACACGCGACCCCGCACAAGTGAAATTTGAAGAGGGGGCGGCCAAGAATATGGATGTTGGTCAGCCACTGCGTGAGCGGATCAACGAAAACAACCAGAATCTGCTGCGCAATTTCGATGTGATGGTAGACCTTACAGGAGCCGAGGCACCGACATTGCGGGCAACTGGCGGCGTTGTCAATCAAGTGCTTGTCAAGCAAGCCGCAGCCGATAAGGCACAAGTGCGCAGCGCCTACAAAGCTGCCGAGAAAGCTGGCGAACTTGAAGCCCCAGTGGTGCTTGATAGCTTGGTGCAGCACTTGAATGAATCGGCTCCCGATGCTGCCACGGCACCACTGCTGGATGTGGCCCGTGCTCGTGCAATTCGGCTGGGCCTTGCCATTGATGATGGTGCCGGCAATCTGGTTCCGCAGCCCGTACCGCTCAAGATTGCCGAAACATACCGGCAAGCCATCAGCCGGGCTACCGATTTTGAGCCGACCAATATGCGGCAAGCAACCATCATCAAAGGGTTGGTGGACGAGGCCACGAACGGCATGGGCGGCAGCCTTTACAAAGACGCTCGTGCCATGCGTGCCAGATACGCGCAGAACTACGAAAACCATGCTGTCATCAATCAACTTTTGAGCATGAAGCGCGGTACGACTGATCGGGCTGTTGCGCTTGAGGATGTGTTCAGCCATTCCATTCTCAAAGGCTCGCTTGATGACGTGCGCCAAGTTCGTCGGGTGCTGCATCGAAGCGGCCCGGATGGGCAGCAAGCTTGGCATGAATTGCAAGGCGCCACGGCTGGCTGGATACGAGACAAGGCGACGACAACCGCAACTGATGCGGCCGGCACCAGGGTTATCAGCCCGGCCGCAATGGATAAAGCAATCCGTGAATTGGATGCTGACGGCAAACTGACGTTTGTTTTCGGCAAGCAAGGTGCGCAAACAATCCGTGACCTGCGTGACGTCGCTATGTATGTCAAGACAGCCCCGCCAGAGGCCGCAATCAATTACAGCAACAGCGCGTGGACGATCCTTGGAGCATTTGGCGACGTGGCTAGCTCGGCATTGACCGGAACGCCTGCGCCTTTGATGACGATGGGGCGCCTGGGCTTTAAATACGTCAAGGATGCAAAACTACGCGCCAGAATGCAGGAAGCGCTGAACTACGCTGAGAAGAAACAAGCTGTTATCAGCAAACAGAACCAAAAGGCCCCATGACTGCAATCACCACCCCTTTGCCGCTGTTCGCTGATGCCGATGGCTCGCCGCTTGACAGCGGCTATATCTACATCGGCACCGCTGGGCAAAACCCTGAGACGGCACCGATCAGCATCTATTGGGATTCAGCATTGACTCAGCCGGCGCCGCAGCCATTGCGCACGCTGCGCGGGCAAGTCTCGCGCAATGGGGCTGCTGCTCAAGTCTACGTCGCAAGCGACTACTCGTTGACTGTGCGAAGCAAGAATGGTGTGCTGCTGCTGTATCAGCAGTCTGCAGCAGACATGAATCTTGGACTTCAGATCATCAACATTTATGCCGACTTGGCAAGCTCTGCCAGTAACAAAGGATCGGGCTTGGTCGGCTTTTCACAAGCGGCAACCTACGGCGCCGGCACACTCGGCAAGGCAATCAAAGACCGCGCCGCATGCGTGACGGATGCACCGTATCTGGCCGACAACACCGGCGCCACTTCGGCGCTCGCTGCTTTCCAAGCCGCATCAAATGCATCACGGTCGATCTATGTGCCATCTGGCACATACAAACTCGACAATCGTTGGCTCATCACCAACGCCGGAACCATCATTTGGCTTGCGCCGAACGTCACGTTGAATGTTTCCGGCTGGGCTTACCCGGGCAGTCAAACACCGTTCGGTAATCAGATCCATTTCACTGCTGGCGGCTGCGCGATATACGGTAGTGGGGCCACATCGGTGGTTCAGCTCACTGGCGGCAGCCAGGCCAATGGCATCGGCCTGCTGCATGCGTCCGGTTTGTGGGTCTACAACTTGGTGCTTGATGGCGGCAAAGCCGGCGTTACGGCAATTGCAGACGACACTTTTGAAAGCGGCATTTCGGTGGTTTGCTCTGCTGGCGGCGGTGCGCCAGGCGATGCCAAAGCGATCATTGAGCGCTGCGAGATTCGCAACTGGTGCCAGTACGGCGTGAACGTTTACGGCGACAAGACGGCCGGGACCAAAGTCATCAATTGCGACGTGCATGACAATGGAAAAACTGGCGATGCTCTTTCTGTCGGAGCTGGCATTGTGGCAACGCGCGCCGTGAGTGATTTCACGGTGCATGCCAGCCGCGTCTACGGCAACAAGAACAAGGGCATCTTCTACTCATCGGCAGGCCAGACGGCTTACGGGGTCACGATCACCGACAACCAGGTGCACGGCAACGGGTTTGACGGCATTGCAGTGACGGAAGAACTGAACTACGGCTGTGTGGCGGGCCAGGGAACCTATGACATCACGATCACCGGGAACCAGTGCCGCGCCAATGGCCGGCATGGCATCCTGATGGGCACTTACGATTCTGTGGGGTTCCTGCGTGGGGCCATCGTCGAAAACAACCAGTGCCGAGACAACGTGAACTACGGTATCTTGCTGGCTACCAATGCGACCAGCTCGCAGGCGCTGCGCGAGTTCGGTGTGCAGGGCAATGTGTGCGTCGGCAACAACATCGGCGTTGGTTTGTCTGCCGGGTTGACTGATGGCATTGTTAGCGGCAATACGGTGATGCGCAACACAGTGACCGACTTGTCAGACTCAGCATCCGGGCCGACAAGCAATATCAGCGTGGGCATCAACTTGGTTGGCACCAGCGCGCCGGTGTTGCAGTCCGGTGCATTTACACCAGCCATCATCGGCTCCACTACTGCAGGCGTCACAACCTACACCACACGCACCGGATGGTTCTGGCGTGTCGGTGAAATGGTGCACTATGTGATCGAGGCTACTTGGTCGGGCCAGACCGGCACTGGCAATCTGCGTGTGAGCAGCATGCCGTTTGCAGCAGCAGCGGGCGAGCCTTTCAGCGCCGTTTGGGTCTTCGCCAACAATTTGACGGCAACGGGACAGGCCACATTTGCCCCGGCTGCCGGCCAGACTTACGGCGATATGGGTGTTATCAACAACGGCGCATACAACACGCTTGCAATTGACACAGCAGCATCTATCCGCATCACTGGTTCTTACCGGGCTGCGGCATAAGGATCGAATGACCACCATCAAAACAACCATTGCCGGCCTGCTGCGGAAACTGGCTGACAAAATCAGCCCGCCAGCCACATTGAAAGTCGTTGTGGGCGGCGGCGGCGGCCCAATGGAACCACCGTGAAGGCTGCTGTCCTGCTATTGGCGGCCGGTGCATTGCGGCACTATGCGTGGGCGCTGGCTCCGGTATCGGCACAGCCGGCAATCTCCAAAGCGCTCGGTTCCGGCCTGGCATTGGTGCTGCTGTGGCTGCTGTGGGATACCTCAAAATCCCGGGCGTTGCTGCCGGTAGCTTTGTGGCTGGCCTGGGAAGAAACGCAAACGCTGCTTTGCTCAGTAGCCTACGCCATCACCCCGTGGTCCATTGAGCCAGGCCAATCAATATGCGCCGCATGGATCGGCTTTGATATCGGCGCTGCCGGCCTTGTGTGCATCGCCGCATTGACATGGTGCGCACCTGTAAAGTCTGACAGGTAGAAGAAACACAAGGTAACGCATAAAATGAGCGGCACTGAATTTGAACGGCCACCGGCTAAGAGCATCGAAACTCTGGATTTGCATCTGCTGTATGTGCAACGCCAACTGGCCACGCTGGTTGCCGCTATGCCCCAAATGGCGACCAAAAGCGACATCGCAGACTTGGCACGGCGAATGGACGGTTACGCGACCAAGGACGAGTTGCGGGCGCTTGAACAGAAGCTGCAATCCGGCTCGGTCGAAAGCACGTTTGAGCGATGGACGGCGAACATTCAGCGCTTTGGTGCTGCATGCGCCGTCTTGGGTGGCGCTGCTGTGCTGATTGCCAAGA